AATTTGAAAAAAGAATTCATTTTAAATTAAACCTTGATTTATAACTACTAATAGATGCTCTTAACAAAGGTTTATCCCAAAGGACCCATCTGGACAATGCTCCAGCGGATTGCGGATCAGACCAATTCTCTTTTTGACGATGCCTTTTTATATACCTTGCTTTCTGTTCTTTATCTTTCGTTTTTGTGTAATCGTCTGCTCCGGCTTGACCGAAATGTATAGTTCGCGTTCTACCTTTTATATTCTTTGAATCAGAGAATTTCGCCATTAATTTTTTTTTAGGATTTGTTGATTTAGTAATTGTAACTTTATCATAAGCCATTTACTTTGTATAATATTATTTTTTTAAATTTGAAAATCTAAAAAGGAGATCATTTAACATTTTGAAATGCCGTTTAAAGATCCAGAAAAATATAAACAATATATGAAACAATATAAATCAGAAAATAAAGAAAATATAAAACAATATTTAAAACAATATAAATCAGAAAATAAAGAAAATATAAAACAATATAACAAAACACCGGAACGTATTAAAAAAAACAGAATAGCTAATTGGAAAATCAAAGGTCTTCAATGCAATTACATTGAAGAGTTGTATCAACATTATCTATTATCTGATCAATGTGAAAATTGTATGTGTATTCTTACAGTAGGTAGTAAAAAAACACCAAATACAAAATGCTTAGATCACTCACATATCACGGGTGAGTTCAGGAATATTCTTTGTAATTCTTGTAATGTTAAAAGACGTGAATCTAATTTCTAAACTTTATTCGGAGGTTGACCTTGACCAAGGATATCATTTAGAACAACCGAATTACTTTTTTGTTCCTTCTCAATCTTATAAATAATACAACTTGCATCATCAACTCTACTAGCGGTTCCATCAGCATCACATATCTCTGTTGTAATATTTTGAATTGTCCGAGGAATTGTATTTGTAAAAATAACTGTCCCGACTCCAGAATAATAATCCCCATATCCTGCACTCTTAGGAACAACATCTATTACTGGGAGTTTGTGCCGACCTTCTAGACCTCCAAGAAATGTTGGACTAATTAAATCAGATTTCACTAAATAGATTGGAGACAACATTTTGCGAGGAAGATTTTCTGCGACAATATCAGTAGATGTTGTCTGTTGTTCAATCGGAGGAAAATAATTTCCTCCATAGAAACGACCGATGATTGTATCAGACTCCGCTGCTGCCCCAGAAGCACTTTTATTATATGGAGCAATTCCCTTCTCCACGTTTGGAACAATCCAATGAACTGTACCTATTTTCTCAGGATCAAATGCGATTTCTTGTTTATGTGTCAGAGCCCAGTTAAGACTATCTGAGGATAATACAGTTGCGTTAGTTGTAACTGCTTTTGAAGGAGTGTTTTTTTCATTATTAAATCTGTTCAATCTGTTTCCAGAACCAGAGTTAAATTGTTCATATGAAAAACCCATCAGAGCATATAATGATTGACCCCAGTTATATTGATCCACATTAAAATCTTCAAACGTAATACCTGAATGAGAATCCATTATAGAATATGGAATAATATTCTGATTTAAATATGAAAAGGTTTGTTCAGTTGACTGTCCATTAGGCCTAATCTGAACAAGATCTAAATTATAAGGCATCATTGTTGGGGTATAATTTGTTCTTCTTAATCTTTTATTAATCTTATAAACAACAGTAGCAGCATCTTGAATTGATGATAAACCTGCGACTCCAGAAGCACTTCCAACTTCATTTCCAAGATTCCCAACGTATTCAGGAGTATGTAAATCTGATATTGTAAATCTTGATTGTTCTCCATCAAATGTTATCTGTGGATTATTTGCTCCAATATAAATCTGATTTCTATAATATGCAAGTTGAGCAGGATCAACATTAGGTTCTGTGTTTTTGCCAGCAGCAGGAGAACCGCTGTTATCTGGAACCATACCAGTTGGACTATTTCTATCTTGCCAAGCTTGAATTAATCCGTGCCCAGTTGCATTTGCCGAAGAATTCGCAGTAAAAGTAGAAGCCACGTTAGCACTTCCAGCATCACCATTATACAGAAGTATAGCACATGTTCCCCAAGCATTAAAATGTTTATCAAAACCAATAGCTCTATTTTTCTCAACACCAGCAGTAGCACCAGAAGCAGTAGTTATTTTTTGATTTATTATCTTATTATTAGCAGCATCTGTATCAGTAAATAAACTTTCAGATAATCCATCTACATATTTATCTGTTCTAAATCCTATGTAATGTTTTCCTGTTTTACTATCCAATAATTTTACAGCAAAACCATATCTTAATTTCTCAAACTTTTCACCATTACCATCATTTATCTCTGCTCTGTCTTTATTGAAATCAATAAAAATAGGACAAGCACTATAATTATCATCCCGATCCTTGTTTGCTAGTAAATATCTGTCTGAACCCAATACAATATCAGATGATTCAATTGTAATATCAGAACCACCACCAACAGCAGGGAAATCACTTATAGTTTCAATTGTTTTAGTCCCAGTATTTATGCTTTTTACAAAATTAACTGCTTCCTGTGTTTCTCCTTCGCTTGATGTATATTTTATTATTTTATCAGCAATATTAATTGTTGTTACTGCTGTATCAACAGTAATAGACTTACTCGCACCCATCGGAGAACCTGCTGCTCTTAATGATGTTGTAATGTCTAAACTGTTTATATTGAAATGAAACCATCTAGTTTTATCTATTGAAATATTATCTGCTCCATTAGGACCACAACAATGAGTTCTAGCGTCACCATTAAAATCTTCATAGTTAAATAATTCTGGATATATCAATTGAGTTTCAAACCATTTTTTTAACGCCAATAAATTAGTTTCATTGAACTCCCACTGAGTAGGAATAATATTCGGAAACTCATTCAAAGGATTAGATAAGGGAAAAACTATTGACTGTTCTCCATCTGTTCTAGTTGTAGAAAATAATAACTGATTACCATCTATTGTTTTTGTACTACCATAATCATCCGCTAATTTTCTTCCTTCCTCTTGTAATTCAGGTCTTTTATATCCAATAGTTGCATAATTCGCCTCATATGCTTTGTCCTCTCCATCAGGTGGATAATGAGTATAATTTAAATAATTTTTACCTTCTTTATCAGCATTGAAATTGACAGAACCAGCACAAGGAAATAATTCATTTGAATTAGTTTCACATATTAAAGATATTTGTCTTTGTGATTTTTCATTATCAGCAGATTTTCCTATATTCTGTTGAGATAAATTTGTAATTTTTCTCAGTTGATCTGTTAACTGAACAGCTACATTTGCTGGAGAATTAAATCCAAATGTTACATCATAGGTTTTTGTTTTTTTATACCATACATAATTTTCTAATGCTGGATCTCTTGAAGGAATTGCTGGAAAGTTTGTCTCATCAACAAAATTAGAAAACTTAGGTCTTACAAATAATGTATGTCTCGTTCCATCATTTATACATTCATTCCTTGTAAATCCTGAATTAGCTGATGGATGGAAAGTTCCAGTTGTAAATGTATCATAGCGGATTTCACAATAATCAGCAGAAAATCTAAATGTATTTGATGCATAACACTTTCCATTCGCTGAGGCATTATACGTATTCCATATATTAACAAATGCATCATTTCTTTGAAGCTGATTCTGCGTGGGATTTACAAATGCATTAACATCTGATGCCTGAGCACCAGATCTTGGAAGAGTTATGTAATATTCTCCATTTGTTGTCTTGTAAAATGATTGTGTTAAGTTTATTTCGTGATCTTTTAATTGAACATTTTTACTTATAAAAGTATATGATGCTGAAAAATCTCCCAATACTCCATCAGGTTCATAAATCTTAACAACTTCTGTGTCAGAACAATTTTTAAAAACTGGAAAACTACTTCCTTTAATTTCTATTGTTGATGCTTCATTTCCTATCTCTGATATAAAACTTGAATGGACGGATATCTTATCTCCAATATCCAATTTTACACCACTCCCTAAATCATTCGTCCAAGTTGAAGGATTATCATGTAATAGATTCGCACGATATTCAGGAGAACTTTTTCTATTCGCTTCTAAAAGTATTGTATCAACGTAGTCAGACATTATTATATTATAATATAATAATAAAGAAAATATTAAGTAAAGAAAAAAGTTTAGATTTCTTAATGAAATATGCTTCGCTTAGGCAAAGAAAGTTTCAATCATTCCATTTTTAAGAGTGGCTACTTTCATTAGTTCAACATATGTTCTTAGAGTGTAGGAATTACCTTTTGCTCCAACAGCATTGGCTGCATCACTATCCTTCGCAGTAGAATAATTCTGTAGTTTATCATAATCAAAATAATATTCAAGACCACGAGAATTGACTCTTTCATTTCTGTTGAGATGATATGCTTGATAGAAAAACTTATTGGGAAGACCATAAGCATTACCTTGATGATCTACACCATTCTGAGCAAGTCCCTCAAAATCAATAGGACTAATCTGTTTACCTTCATAACCATATTCCTCACGAACAACAAAAGGAACCATACCTTCTGCCGATACAACAGCATTGAATAGTCTAGCAGAATTATCAATATCAACTGGATATAAGAACTGATTGTTGTACTTAATATTTGCAGTCAATTTACCATTGTAATTTTGTGCATCAGTTCCATTAACTTCACGCATTGCTCCCATAGAATGAAAGTTATTTACCAAACTTACTTCATCAATCCCATCATTAGATAACATAGTAACAACCTTAGAACAGATACGACCAGCAGCACCGATGTTCATAATCTGCTGACCACTTCCAATCTCCGAACCAGAAGCATTCTTCTGAACAACATTCCTCTTCGCCAATCTGTAATCAACATAAGTAAACGTCATATCAGCATTTTCACGAGCATATGATTCCATAATTTCCTGAGGGAAATACTGATAATCAGCAATTAGTTGAGTAGCTGTTAAATCAAGATTAGCACTTGCTCCAACAGCAGAACCAGTCCCACCAGCAGACAATCTAAACTTTCTTTCAGAAAACGTTAGTTCAATTGTAACAGGCTCAGATATCATATATAAAGGAAGCTGATTAGTGTAAAGGAAAGGAAATAGATCCGCAAGTGCTATCTGATATTCAGGACCATTGAAAGTAGTAGCAGCATCCGGACCAACCAAACCATTCGTCCTCTGACATGGAAGAAGTTCAAGAACAGCATTTGAATCAGAGGTTCCAGGGGAAGACTTAGATCCAGTTTTTTCATAACCATAACCAAGATCAAGACCTACAAAAGATGCTGAAGTATTTGACTGACCAACCGAAGAAGCATTACCACCATCATTATAATAAATGCCGTGAGAAATAGCACGACCCGAAGTTAACTGTTCTCTTTCTTTCTGATGTTCGTTGCTCATAAAAAGAGACTTGTATCCTAAGTAATGATTATAGTCATCAATTTCAGAAACAGTTTTAGTGCCGATACGAAGAACACATCTCTGAATCAACGAATGAATTCCTACACCAATCGGAAGATAAGATTTTTCACCATTGTTCGCCATTCTTAAAACAATCTTTGAATGAGAATGTAGAATACCTTTGTTTTGAAGTTGGAAACGACAGATTGACTCATTCATTACCACTGGATCTAAAACATCAGTTTCAATATCAATTGCAGTATTTGATGGAATACTTCCAATTTTTACTAGATCAGGAACAGTTGAAGTGGGTGCCGTAGAGGCAGCAGCGTCAGATTGCATAACAGCAGATTGATCAGCAGATGTTGAATATGAAGACATTATTTATAATATTGTCTTGATAAAAATATTTAACTTAAAAAAAAAATTTATGACGTTTATTCTATTTCGTTATTTGGATACCATTCTGTGAGAAAGATAAAGTCTGTTTTGAATGAACAAATAGATACAGAGCAATCGGGTGATCAGAAAGTAAATCTACTTCCATATTAATACCAAAGTTCTGAGAACTAAAATCTACGCCATTTCCAGAAATAACATCGTACGCTACTCCTATACCTGCGGAACTGCCTCCGTCTACCTTAGTATTGACAACCTGAGAATCACCACTAGTAATTGCAGTATTAAGAGGATTTACAGACGTTCTACCAATTTTGGAAAACTGTTGAATAGCATTCATAAAGTTTCTTGTAATCTGAGGATCAGCCATTGTATTCGTAACATCGTCTCTTTGAAGAGTATTGATATTATAGTCAATTGGAAATTTTTCTCCTCCACGTAAGAAAAATAACTGCTGGATTGCAGCCGCACCATTCGCAGTAGAATAAGTAGCACTATTCGTAGGAAACTCATTTGCTAAACCATTATCTTTTAGGTTGTTAATCTTTTTCGCTGGAACCATATTACCAAATACACCTAGTACTCTCGTCAGACCAAGATTGAAATTGACAATAGCATTAGCAGAGTTGAAAGTTGTAAAGTATGATGAAATACTGTTGAACTCAAAAGTATTCGCAGGTGGAAGTTTCTGAGTTGGATCAGGAACCATCGCTTCAGCAGATAGATAAACATCTTCTAACTGATAGAATGCATTAAGCATTTCACTAGTTGTTCCGTCCTGACCAAAGAGAACATTTGAGTCCGGACTTAAATGGATTTCTAGAAGAATCCCACCGAGACCTCCTGCACCATTCGGTTGTAGAGGGATAGGAACTTGACCATTGAAAAGTCCACAAGGAAGATGAATAGAAAATGAGTTTCCATCAAATGCTCCCGAAACACTGTTAGAACCATTCAGAGCATCTACAACTGTCATTTTGTGAAGTTGATAATTAGGAGCAACAAGTGCAGTTTCATTTAAGTGTCCCATATTATCTTGGATTGACGAAGTAACTGGAAGATAACTTCCCATAAATCTCTGATACGATTTTATTTCTTCTATGACCTGATGAGTCGCCTGACTCTTAATAACTAGTTGATCAATTATTGACCACATACCTAACTGTTCAGACATACGAATATTTGAAGCATTTACAGGAACAGAATTAGCACCTTCCTTAGCAGCTACTTTAAAACGACCATTGAGGCGAATGGATTTTCCCATTAACATCATATCTGCTTCACCAATAATAAACTGTAATACTGGATTACCAGAACGATAGGAGATCTTACCATCAGCAGTATAATTACTTGGAGTGATATGAAGATTGCGTCTTGAGGACATATTTTATAAAATATTCCTATATTTAAAAAACAAAATATTATTAAAAAAAAAAATTAATCTTCAATTCTATTCACAGCCCCTTCATATATTTCGGGATCCATTTCAATACCAATAAAATTTCTATTCATATTCTTACAAGCAACACCAGTAGAACCAGAACCCATTGTAGGATCTAGAATAACATCTCCTTCTTTTGAATAATATTTTAGAATCCATTCCATAAGAGCAACAGGTTTTTCAGTTGAATGTTTTCCTCTTGTTGATTTTATTTCTAACATACTATTTGGGAGGGGTGGGTCATATCTAACTTCCTTTCTTTCTTTTTTATTCATTCCAAAACTCTCTTCATAATTATTTTTATCGTCGCAAGTTTGTCCGTATAAATCTTCTTTCTCGTTAGTACCTGCGGTAACAATAGTTGTTGGTAGTGGTGGGTCATATCTCGGTTTTCCGTTTCTTCCCGAAAACTCTTGATTATCCTGACAATCATAAATATTTCCGTTTTTATTCGGAGTAAAATCTTTTGTCATAACATCTTCTTTAACAATAGTTGTTGGTAGTGGTGGATCGTATCTCGGTTTTCCACCAATATCTTTTTTATCCATTCCTTGATTTACACAACAATCTATTTTTGCTTGATTTCCCATTCCATATAAATCTTCTTTCTCGTTAGTACCTTCGGTAACAACTGATACGGGGAGGGGTGGGACGTATCTTCTTTGATGACCGCCACAATCTTTACTATCTTCTGTTGGTGCTTTACCATAAATATCAGTAGCACCTTTAATCCATTTATGATTTGCTGTTTCTTTATCTTTGATAAACTTATGAGTATGACTTGATAAATCATAAAAAGGTAGTTTCTCATAAAATACATATATCATCTCGTGCTTTCTCATCGGCATCTTCTTTGCTGAAAGGAATCCTGCTGGAGCAGATTTAACCCAAACAATATCATATCTAAAATGACATTTCTTCGGTGCAGAGTTAATCAACTCAACTCCAAATTTAGTTGTAGTTGTCATAAATATTGGAGTATTTAATTTCTTAATTCTCATTACTTCAATCCAAAACTTCTCTAAATCTATTTTACAATCCCACTTACAGCTCGTCTGTCCGTAAGGTAAATCACAGAATATTAAATCAATACTTTTATCATCTAATGATTTCATTTCTTCTAAACAATCGCCATGTAATAAAATACTCATTTGTCGTTTATAATATAACAAAGATATTATTTTTAACTATTAAAATTATCATTTCATAAATCCTTTGATCTTTAATTTCTTTACTTCGTCCGCCAAATCCTTATCAGCCTTCTGCCATGTGCCTTTTTGCTTCATAATAAAACTGTAAATTCTAGAATAGCCCCACTGAGGACCACTCATTTTTCCTCTAAGACTATTACCGCCAACCTTCTTTCCCGAAGAAGCACTTCTAACCGACTGTGGATTAGATTTACGAGCACCGACTCCACGATAATATACTTTATCAAGTATTCGCTTAGGGATTCCTGTAAGTCGTACAATCTCTGCTTTACTATGTCCTTCATCAAGTTTAAAACCATATTTGCGATTAAACTTTTGTTTATTTGTAGACATTATTTTAAAATATAATTATAAAAAAAGATCTCCTCAGAAATTATTAATTCTCTCAGTTGGATTGCTGAGCAACTAAGTTTATTCTTAAAGGAAATCATTTAATAAAATATTATACAAAGTAAATTGCTTATACTTCTAGAGAAATAGAATCCCCACGAACAACAATTCTCCTTAGATGAGCAATGAAGCAATTCCAAAGATGGGGTTTAGAAGGACCAGCTGTTTCTTGATAATCTACTTGTAAGTTAAAGTCTTTCCCACGAGCGTCATAGACCCCATTCTGGAGCGAGAATGCTCTGCCGATGAAAAAGTTCTCTTGGAACTTTCTGAATGATAGAGGTTCAATTCCAGCCATATATAATGCTTTCTCATTCTCAATAAAAGACTGCTGATTAATACCTTGATTACCAGAAGCATTCTTAACACTGATTCTAGCAAGAGGAACTTTTCTGTTAGGATTTAATTTCCCGTCGTAAATAAACTGATACTGAGTTACATTATCTGGAACCCCTACAAGTCCTGAACGTGTGGAGTTATTCTTGGCGTAAACAGTATCGCCGTCAAAACCACAATCATGTTCAATCTGATTTACTTCATAAGTTGTAGTAGCTTCAATACTCTGTTTCGTAGTGTAAGGAGTCGCATCTACTGGAATACAGAGAGCAGACTTACAACGAGAAAACTGAATAGGCAGACGAATATTTACAACTCTGTCTGATTCAAGTTGAGAATATTTCATATTTGTGAAAGATAAGAAATCATAGTTTAATGAACCACCTTCTTTGAGCATCTGATTCATCTTCGCATTGTATCCATCAGGCATTCTTACTTCTTGAACAATCAATTCAACATTATCAATAAGAACAGAAGGTTCAAAAGAACTCTGCGAAATAAGAGATCTTGAATATAATGCCCAATCAGCAGTATTAAGTTCCTGGGTATTCGCGTTTGTGCTCAAAAGAGTGCAAGGATTTTTTAGAGTAACCTTTGTAAGAACACGACTATCAACAGTATCAGATTCAATCTTACTAATAATAGCAGCAGTATCATAAAGAAGTGGCGAAGCACCACCTGCTCCCAAATCTACACCAGTAAGAACATTAAACCAAGATATTTCTTCACCAACACAGAAAGGAAAGTTTTGAGCACCACCAAACTGATTATTATCATTTGTAACATAGAAAGAAGACATAACCTTAGAGGTGGCATTGACCTGCCAGTTCCCAGTCTGTGATGAAGCATTCAAACCGTCCTTGGAATGCCAGCGAGGATTAGACTGAATACTTCTATCTCTTAATACAGATTCAGGTTGCTGGAAAATCTTATTTGCATCTTCTAAAATAAGTTCTACACGGAGACCATCAGTTAGAGAAAGTGGGAAGATTTTAGAATTACCGAAAATCCCCCCAGGAATCTTAATCAAACATTTTACTTCTTCAAAATCAGCATCAGTCCATTCAGTCTCAGCAGTAGCACCTTCTTTCTTATAGTACGGATTTGAAGTAATGTTAGTTCCTGGATATTGTTCAGCACCAAGAGTAGGACGAGTATCCTGCGAATATTTAAGTGCTCCTTCGGTCAAAGCCCGTTTACTTTTATGATTGTCATTTGTTTCATAATCATACTTTAAAGCAGTAAGAATATTAGCATTTTGAATCTCCTCAAGTAAAACATTTTGTGCTCCTCCAGAACTGATGCGACAGTCTTTGATCAAAACATTTCCTCCTAGTGCAGAGTCAAGTTGAAGGCGAGTAGGACGAACAACACCTGCGGGATATGAAATCTTAACATTCATTCTTAGATATGTTTCAGAAGGCATAAAGTTTCCAACAGAAGCAGGAATTACAAAATTAACTTTCTGTCCAAGAGAATATTGTAAACCATTCTCAGCTTGGACTGATACTTTCTTCTGGGCGATGGGCAATTTCTGCTCAGCAGTAAAAAACGATGGAGTTGGCATTTATAATGTTTATTATATAAAAATGTGAAATGTAAAAAAAACTTTAAAAAAAATATTATTCCCTTAAAAAGCAGAAACTGTTGATTGTTTATTAATATTATTTGACTGAGAAGCAATTAATCCAGCAGACTGAAGATTTGGATCTATTCTCATACTTGCTTTAAGACCTCCTTCTGTATCAGAAGCAGAAGTTGTATCTGTATCTTGTTTGTTTTTTGCTAATTCGTGATCTCCTACTGTGTTAGCAATTGATCCAGCCAAATTAGCAGCAGCACCTAACTCTTCAAAACCAGGAACAAAAATACCAATCATATCAGAAACAGTTCCAACACTATTCAATATGTGTCCCGCATATTCCCAACCAGTTCCTTTTGCAGAAGAAGCATTGTATCCATCTTTAAATGCTGATGGATCAGCAAAAGCATCATATATATCTAGACCTCCCTGAATATTACCAACTACCTTTCCTATACCAGTTGCAACAGCCCCAGTTGCGAGTCCCTTTGCTCTTTTGTAATCATCTACTATTTCATTACCGGTTCCTTCAAGATTTGTAGTTTCAGTGGCGGTGCTACTTGCCCGGCCGGTTGAGTTTGTAGTTTCTTGTGCAGTATCGCCTGTTAAGTTTGTAGTTTCAGTATTCGCCCTAACTTGTGTTGTATCAGGAGTTGCTGTATCATCAGATGTAATTGGAGCGGGGGCGGGGGCAGGAGTTCTAGGATTAATAGGAGAATCTTCTGGAATAAATCCACCACCACCATCATCTCCTCTTACAGATACTAAACCAGATCTAGTCGGTGCTGAGTCAAAATCTGATGGAGGAGCACGAACAGGTGCTCTGGATCTTTGAGCAAATAAAGGATTTCTCGCAGGAGCAGCAGCTTCTTCTGCTTCTACATTTGGAACTCCCTGTGCCTCAGGTTCTGCTCCACCTCCCCAAGTCTTTCTTATCTTTCCTGCGAGTGTATCATCAAATCTAGCACTCACAAAATCTTTACCTAATCCATATTTTCCTAAATCACTCGCAACAGAACCCCCGGACTTTAAAGTAAGTCCACCTGAAACAGCATCGCCCGCCTCCGCCCATCTTAAATCATTAGATGCTTTTAATTTATCTACTCCCAATGTATTTGAAGCATTTGTAATGTCCTCATTTACTTGTGCTGTTATACCTTGATTATAAAGTGCCGTGTTCTGAGTCAGTGACCTTGCTTGACTTCTTGCCTCGTTTATTCCCAGTGAGTCCATTGTCTTTTATACTAGTATCAAGATTTTCTTCTAATGAAAAGTTTTTTTTATTTATTTCTTTGAATTGAGGTTTTTCTCCAATCATTACTGGAAAGTCAAAATTCTTATACATTACTGGAGGATTTTCTTGTAAGTCAAGATGTATGAAATTATATCTATCAGGTGTAGCATATTTATACGCAGATATAAACATATCAGCTCCTCCAAATAAATCTCCATATTCATCAGCTACTTTCAATAATTCTTTTCTGTTAGGAAATGGAGAACCAATAATAACGTTAGTTGCATTCTGGCGAATGATTGGAGATACCGCACGAAAATTCTGAGAACTTATTATCAGAAGTTTAATATTGTAATGCCGAAATCGGCTTGCAAGATGATTGATCCTCCCCTCCCTTTTAATTGAGCCAAGGCAATCATCTACTACTACAGCTATTTCCGGTTGATCTTCTTTTTCAAAAGATTTTTGTCTTTCTACAATTCCATCAATTATATTATCATTGTAATGATCGTGTGTATTAAATGCTTCTTTTAAGAATCTAGATGTAACATCATTAGCAATCGTATTACTGATAATATCCACAGAATCAAATCGTTCCTGAGCATCATAAAAATCAGAGTTTAAAAGAAGATTACTGATTATTGTACTCTTCCCAGTTTTTACAGGACTGACCATCAGAAGACAAGCACCTCCTCCATGTCCTGAAATTTGAGGAAGATTAGGATGAACAGGAGCATTCCCATCTGGAACAGTATCAGGTTGTAAAACAGGTAAGACTTTTGGAGCATTGCTTTGTTGCTTTGCGTTACTATCCATTATAATATATATATGAAATATATTATAATAAACTCTTTAATTAATTTAATGAAATATGCTTTACAAATATTTCATTAACTCCACATTTCTTTTAAAGCTTCTCCCCAAATATCATTCTTATCCGGTTTTCCGTGTGCTCTTAAAACAGTATTGCGAATCTGTGTTTGTCTCTCTTCTTCTGCTTTTTGTTTTTTTCTTTCTACTTTATCTGATTGTCTCTTTGTATCATAATCTTTGATTGCTTTTGCTGTGATTTCTGCTACTTGTTCAGCAGTAATACCTTTATTCTCAACTAATATTGCTTCTGATACTTTTTTATATTTCTTTTTTTCTGCAACTGTTAAAGGTTCAGGATCTCCATTCTTCAATGCATTTTCTCTGTTAATCTTTTTTTGTCTGACAGCAGCGTGAGCCTTCTTACGATTTTCTGCTAACTTTGCTTTTGCTTCCTCAGACATAGGTTTTCTCGGTTTCTTGGCTTTTACAGATGCCTCAAGTTTTTCTTTTTCTTTTTGTAAAGCGAATTCTATTTTCATTTGTCTTTTCTTTTCTGCTATTTCTTGACGAGTGCTTTTTACAGCAATAACTTTTGGAGGTTTGAATACTTCCTCTTTTTTAAGTTTTTTTTTTGTAGGTTTAACTTCAACAACTTGTTCTTCTTCATCACTGTATTCAAAATTAGGATTTTCCTCTCCCGTGTCTTTATTAATAACTTCTACATTATCATTAATTGAAATTGTAATTTCTGACTCTTCTTCTGCATCTCCATCTAATTCATCCACTTCATCAGAAATATTAATAGCTTCTTCAAACTCAGGTAAATAATCTGTTTCCGAGGACATCTTTTATTATTATAAAATAGAAAATATTTATGAAATATAATTAATTCAAAATGTAAAATCTTTAATTTAAATCAAGAAAAAACAATGTAAAATGATCTCCTTATTCAACGTTAACTAAAATGAGCGAATAAATATCGGGGTTAAAGGTAAAAATATTGAGTTATCTGATAAAAATATCATAAATTCATAAATTAAAAGGTAAAAATACGCTTTATAAGGTAATAACTACTATTTGACATTTTCAACATTTTAATATTGAGTAAATAAAACATTAATAAAAAATTAATTAAGTACCTTCTATATAATATACTATAATTAAAAAAATAGACTAAATACGCTTTTATCAGATAAATCGTGAAATCATCAGTTAATACGATATTTATTTTTATTTCTATCAGATACTGCGATATTTCTATCAGATGATTTATTTCATTTTGATATTTAAATACTAACAAAATAAATAACTTTTTGTTATTATTTAAAAATAAAATCTATGTTAAAGTATATGACCGACTTAAAAACCTTTACCGTTAATTTTGATGATTTTAAAGATATGGAAGACAAACCACTAAACTATATTATTGATAAAGTATCTGAGATCTTACTTGATTTCTATGAAGATGGAAAATATTCATACAGTGATTTTCACTCAGAAGGACAGCCAATTCCAAACACTCATAGACAATATAAGAATAAAATTAAGAAATTCTTAACGGATATATCCAAGGGGAAAAGTGTTCCGAATAAGGCATTACGTGCATTTATTATTTACATGTATGAGATGGATGAATCATTGATAGTTAAACTCAAAAATGATAAACGTGCAATTAAAACAGAACTTAAGATATATACAAAGAAATATGAAGATCTACATAATAATGTTCAGAAAGAAATCATTAATAATGTGAATCAAGAAGTAGAAGCAAGATTACAAGATTTAATGGAAGAAGAAAGAGAAGAATTAAAACGTGTTAGAAAAACATCTGGAGAAAGATTTAATATAATTAAGAATATGGAAAAAGATTTAGATATGATTAGAAATAATAAATCAACAGATTTACAATTAGCACAAGATGAATTATTGAAATCAGAATTACAAATAAAAGATTTACAAAATCAACTCAAAAAATTAAAAGAAAAAGGATCTCTTGGAAGACCCAAGTTAACTAAGGAACAAAAGAAAGAACGAAAAATGCAGAAGCTGAAAGAAAAAATGGAAAAACTCAGTAAGTCTTGTTCTTCTGACGATTCCGCTTCTTCTTCTGAGGAAGATTAGGTTTCACTCCAAATACATCTTTTTCATTTATCTTTTTTGACTTTTTAACATCTTCTTCAATATTGAATTGACATTCTCCAAGATTTGGACAATGTAAAGGTTTTATAGTTTTACTTTTCTTTTTTTTACCAGTGATAGTCATTTGTAAAATTAAATAGATTTTTTTTAAGATATATTTATAATAATATTATAATAATATAAATATGTCTTTACTTCTAACTTCTTCTAGGCAAGAACAGTTTCATAAATTGGGAGGTGCAGAATCAGAACTAGGTATTGAAAATCCTGCTCAGTACAGAAACACTCTACGATCACCGCTTCAAATCAAAGCAGATTCTGAGG